CCAGTTTGATATCTTCAATCTGGTCAGATGCACGATTAATTGGGCGTCTATGTTCAACATAGAGGATATCACCCGAATCTGGTTCTACTTCTGGGTCACCAAGTGCAGAAGATGTACCAGTTGCCGCGGAAGTATTACCAGTGATAGTTTCACCAGTTTGGAAAGTACCAAACCCAGTTTCAATATCTTGATAATATTTAAGGACAAGATTATCAGCATCCCAATCTACAACAATAGCATTTGCCGCTGAAGTTCCACCAACAATACGCTCATCAACATCAAAATTACCAGACTGACCTGATGACTGCAGAGTAATAGTTTTAGTCGCAGACAAGGTAGACCCTGAAGATACATTAGTTGTTCCGAAATCCTGTGGATCACGAATCAGACCAATACGTCTATAATCGTTGTTTACAGGGAAGTCACCAGAACCATCGTCATACTCAAGACGAGTATTCATCATGACATAGAACCCACCAAGTTCTTCAACTGCAGATAACCCATGACCACCTTCTGGTGAGATTACAACTTTTGCAGTTGCACCAGTACCGTCACCGATAATAGTTATTTCTGCCTGTGTGTAACCAGAACCAACATCACCGATGGAAATTGTATCTACCGCACCACCAGAAACTGTAGCAGTCGCTGTAGCACCAGTACCATCACCGATAATAGTTACTGTTGGAGCAGAGGTGAACCCAGAACCACCCGCAGTAAGTTTAATTTGCTCAACGGTTCCGGCAACTGCATTTTGCTGAACTTGATACTGTGTATAATACGGATCAGATACGCCAGGATTAGATAAAATTTTCTTCACTGGAATAAAGTCAGTTGACAAGAACTTCAATGCGTCTGCCGCAGAAATTGAGTACATGTACTTCCAACGATACCCATCTGCAGTAGCGATGATAGAAGTTCCAGTACCTGTTGGTTTTTCTGATGAAGCAGTACCACCATTGTTAGAGATACACTTGTACACATTATACTCATCAGTCATTACATAGAATAATGCTGAGTATAAGTTAGTCGCACCACTTGTTGCAGTGTAACTGTCAGAATAGTCATGAGCATACTCATCGTATGTCAATCCACTAATCCAATCTCTTCGCACAATAGCATGTGTAACATCAGTTGACTGAACTCGCTTCATTGCTATCATATCATCGTAGATATTAAACATTGAATCTTGGTTATCCAACGGAGTTGCAGGAACCTGATCGTTTGCCCATGCTTTTGGACGACCAATGAACAAATACATGTTCGTAGGAGCATTCTCGCTGAATGCTTCTATAAATTGTTCCGAATTATGGAGTCGGAACTTGTTAGTAATGATTGCCGCCATTTTAATCCTCTTCCTTTAAAAAGAATGTAAAGTTATTTATACTAGTTACTGAGTTCGATATATGTATCAAACGCAATATTCGTCTTTTTACCTGTATTATTAACTAGATCATCTAGATTAATATGTGACAGGTGACCGATTTGGGTATTTGCATAGGTATCCCAATAACCTGCATTATAATCACTTGAAGTTCCGACACTGGTATAGTCTTGACTCCAAGCATCACGATAAACCTCACCACCCTGATCTATAGAAACAGTTCCTGCTTCAGAATAGGGTGCAAATAAAAACTTAAAACGCTCAAGCGTATGGTATGTAGGACCCAACGCTTTAGCATATGAATAATCTGTTAATTGTATATCATCTATCTTTAATGTAACTAACCTTTCCTTTAGTTCTACCAATGCACCTTCAATAATATGAATAGGATCACGTTTGATAGCAATATGTAGAATTCTCTGACATAATGCTTGCGCTTCCAAGTTAATCTCATGTTTAATATGTTCATCATTTTGGAATACACTACTTGATGCAACTAAATCAAGATATTCATAATATTTGGTAATTCCTTGCGGTAGTGTAGAAACTAAAGTGGAAGGAGGAACCAATTCACGATAGTATGAGTTACCCATTTTAATAGTATATTGTTTAACCAATTCAATCTTAGCATCAATATTTACCAATGGTTCAAATGATCTTGGTAAAATTAGAGATGGGATTAAGTCTGGAGTTTGTTGTATTCCTGCCATAATAATATTATTAGCAAGACCATAAACTTCCAGTTCTAGATATCTATCAGAGAATCCACGAGCAGAAGCATCCACTGTTGATTGGATCAACTGTTGAATTTGTTTGAATCTTGGTTGGTTACCATTCAATCTTAAATTTGATCCACCATATACTCTTGCACGAACAGAAGTCTGAACCGACACCTCACCAAAGAGAGCAAGACCAACTGGATGTAAAATTCGCTTGACTGCATCACGCCAAACATTAATTGACTGACCAACCTTAATTACATAAGAGAAGTCTTGATAGAAGAATGAATCTTGAATCTTCTTAGACGCTTCAGAAATACGACCATCCGCATTCACAAACTTACCAAGAGTGGTAGCAACTGCTCCACTATGAGCAGTGATTGTAGGACGTTGAGCATCAAGTACTTCTGCTTTAGCACCAGAAGTTACACCAACTAAGTGGTGTGGTGCATCGAAAATGTCATCTTCTGTATCTGGTTCAACACGAATCAAACCAGTGTTGTAGTCTACGGATAAAAGTGTTCCTTCTACTGGAGTTGCCCCATCTTGGAGAAGTTGATTACCATCTTCCAAAAGAAGATACTCACCATTCTCTAAGAGAAGTTCAGGGTTTTCTTCGCGTACTTTTTCTCCTGCGAGGAATGTACCAGTAATCTCATAGCACTGTAGATTTGCTCTACCTTGGATTCTAGGTGCTTCTGTATATCCAGTACCAAGAGAGATACGCTCAACTTCAATGATTCTACCAATAGAGTCTGATTGCACACGGAAGATTGCACCTGTACCATCAGAAAAATCTTCAACATCTACAATTGGAAGTTCTGGGAAGTTCTGTCCACCATTGAGAATCTCAATTTCTTGAATCTCACCGATTACTCCATTATTCTCATCCAAGAGATAATGAGTATGTGGATCGCCATCTGAGATGGTAGCATCTTCAAGAATAATATTCTCACCACTCTCAAATACGATGAAGTTAACCTCTTCTAGTATTTTACTACCATCTTCAAAAGTAATGAAATCAGAACCATTCTCAACTAACATTGCAGGTTCAGTACGAGCAACCCTCGCTGAGAAACCAGAACCGATAGTTGGGGATGTTACCTCTAATGGTTCCCCTGCAACATATCCAGAACCACCATCTAAAACTAAGATTCGGTCAATTGATCCACGACCAGTTCCAATAATAGCGAACTGTGCGTCTTCACCAGTACCACCGTAAACTTCCAGACCGTCTTGCTCTGAATAGTATGCACCACCATCTTCGATGGTTACACCTGTGATAATATGATCAATCTCACCAGTAATAGTAATTGTTCCATTCGTAGCGGTTACTGTCTGACCTGCTACAAACTCACCTTCAATTGACTCTGGAGTAATGACACATTGGTTGACTAGAGTTGAACCAACGTTAAATGAAATTACCGATTCGATTGTTGCGGTTGCTTCTTCGATGTTATTTGCAGGAATCGCTTCTTGCTTGATCTGAAGACCAACAATATCACCAATCTCACCAGTTACATTGATAAGGTGAATTACCTCATTAATATTATACTTACCATCAGAAACTCTAAGCATGTCTCTCTTTGGATAGTAAATTTCTGCTTGCTCATTAAACAGCAGTCTGAAGAGAAGTTCGATTGATTTAGTAGTACCCTTCGCTTCGTAAAATTCTTTGATGTACTTTGCAACTTGACGCTTATCAGCAACCATAGTATCAGGAATGTCTACCATGTATTCCTGACGGAAGTGTTCTACAAAGTCATCAATAGTGCGATCAATATCATTATACAACTTCGCGTTACGAGTCGCTTCAATTGCACCACCTTCTTGCTCAAGGAATTCATAGTATGCTTCAAGAAAAGATACAAAGGTAGGATAGTCGGATTTTACAAACTCAGGAAGTTGTTCACCGACAATCGCAGAAATCTTTTCGTTAATACTAGGCATCTATTAGACTCCGTAGTCAACCCCACCAGAACCACTTGACGAATCTGTAGCGATTGAGGCAGAACCAGTAGTTACTGTGGTTTCAGTTGATGCATTTCTAGAAACATCAAATGATGATGTTGTCTGGTAATCTGTACCTGCTGAAGACTCGCGAGTTGCAATCTTATCAACGATAGATTCAACCTTAATATCTTGTTCTTCGATCAACAATAAACTATTTCGTACAGAGACAACATCGTTAGACTCTGGAACGATACGAACAATGATTACACGGTTGGGTTCAACTGTAGATGCAGGATTTAGTGCATCAACGACAACTTCACCTGTAGCATAGTTCACAGTACCTTGGTTTAGGTTTGTGTAAACTTTGGTGTTTGTACCTTCTTCCAAATAGTATGCACGAACAACACCATTTCCATCATCATCCAAGAAGTGTACCTCAGTACGACCACTAGGAATAAAACCTGTGGAGGAGATTGCAGATGGTGTACCAGGACCCTGTGTGTAAATTTTATTATACGTCTTGAGGATGTATCTAATTTCCTGACCAAGTTTAGCAACAATGTGTCGCTCCAACTTGAGAGTCGTGATGTTAGAAACAATACCCACATCAGACTGATCGATCAATCTCATCAACTTAGAGAATCTGAATACAGAATCAAAGTTCTTAATTTCTGTATTGTAGTAGTTCATAATAGTATCACGAACTTTTTGCTCAATAACAGACTCTGAAGATTCGGTAGAGTTTGGATTCCAATATACAGTAACTGATGGAACGATGTGCAAATAAACAGGGTCAGTAATTTCTGGTGTAATGGACACCATAGACTTGTTTGCTAGGATACCATCAGAAATTGATTGCTTAGTCAAAGAGGTAAGACGCTCACCAGTTTTAGGTTTGATACAAAGGAATACTTTACCATACACTGGAGGATCGTTATCCTCACCACCCCATACTTGAATCGCATCAACGTTTGGATACAACTTAGGAACAATTACCTTGTAATCGTCTGCAGTGACTGCTCTGTTCTGAGATGATCTATAACGAGGTGCATTGAACTTAACGCTGTCAACACTTTCTCGCTTAGAACCACCTGTAGAATTAGAAACAACAGATATAGTTGCATCAGTAGAACCACCAACAGATGTTGCGAGTGTAAATCTATTTGCACCATTCGATTCTTCTTCGTTTGTAATCAAATAAGAGATTGTGATGACTGCACCGTCTGGTAATTCTTTACCGATGATACCATCACCAAACTTGATTTCGTAGTAACCTTTATCTGCCGCTTCAAGGAAGTAGACTTCCGAGTCACTTGCAACGTCAATGTAGTTACTGTACTGTTCATACACAACGGTAGCACTTCCAGTTACACCTTCGCGCACTGAAACCTTCAAGGTTGAAGTATCTGCTTTTGCATCTTGAATTAAGAAACGCTGTGTATCATCTGAAGCATCATTAACGTATTGGAAGTTTACAAGAGTACCTTCGCGAACTGGAACGTCAAGGAAAGAATAAACTCCACCAGTTACTGTGGTAGAGATATCTGATAGTACGACATACTGGTAGGTAGTGTCAGCAACCGTAGTATTGAACAGTGTACCGCGTGGCATTGTAAGTACGGTAGGTGAACCAGATGGGTTGTTAACGGTTACGTTGATACGAGCAGTTGGAGAAGTAGATGAACGAGGAACATATCCCAACATCTTAGCATGTGCAAGAACAGAGTCGCGCTTGACTGCAGTGTCAAGGAACATCTCATTCGCTACCATGTTTGCATAGTATGCATTATAGTGAGTGTTGTACGCAAGCAAATCCATGAGTACAGACATACCTGACCCTTCAAAGTCAAAATCCTTAAACTTGTCTTGTGACTTGAGGAATGNCTTTAGATTGCTCTTGATGTTGTCAAAATCAAGTTCCGTGATTCTGATTCTCTTATCTGCCATCTTATCTTAACCTTTGTAGATAGGTTGTGAAAACCTGTTCTTCGTTAGTACTAACAACATAAAAATAAATCTGTATCGTATATTCGTTTGAATCTGGATTCGGATTAACGAGTACACGAGAAAGTTCTACCCTTGGTTCATGATTCACAACCGTATTACGAATCGACTGCTCTAACATTCTACGCAGTTGCGGAGAATCATTCTCAAACAACAACGCATGAATGTTCCCACCAATCTCTGGGTGAAATGGTCTTTCGTAAGTAGATGTCAAAATCAAATGACGTAATGAAGACTTAATTGCTTCCACATCTAGTTTACGCCCAACATCATTCGTATTCGGATTGCGTGTGAATAGCATATCCAAATCAGAAAAGTTGGTTGTTTGTCTTGTAACTTTCGCCATATGATTATTTATACCACTTATCCTGCAAAGACATTGGAGGAACCAGAAGAAATAACATGTGATGAATAATCATCACCCAATCTTCCAATACCCTTACCGTTTACGAAAACTGTACTTGAAAAACTTGACAACTTAGGTGCATGTGGGTTGCAACAAGGTCCTGCGTATAGATGAGTTATCATTGCATCTTCTTCACGAACTGCACCAATACCATTGATGAATACATTAGAAGACCCCTCATCAGTACTCTGGGTACTAGGTGATCCACAACAGACTCCTGATCCATCTGGAGATGCTACTGTGTCTTTACTATCTTTCCTTGCGACTGCTGGCATTGTTGCCTCTATTATTGCCTTAATTCTGTCTGAAATAATAAAAAACTTATATACATAGTATGCCTACTAAGAAAGGATGATAGGACCTACAGTCTAGTTCATATCGATTCTAGGTGCATCCATATCAATATGTGTATCCGCTTCAACCTTGAAAGTTTTACACTTAACTCTTACATCTTTCTCTGACTGCATATCAATATTTTCTTCAGCATATAATGTAGTCTTACCGTGAGAGTAAATATTAACATTACCCTTACACTCAATGTTAAGTTCTAAATCTACCAGTACTTCACCAACACCGTAAGAGTGAATTCTAAAGTTACCATCAGCACCGATCTCAATAAAAGAATCTTTACGGTGCATCAATAGAACACGTTCTGCTCCTGGCGTATCATCCAATTCAAATACATGACCAGACTCCGATTGAGTGGTATGACAGTATGGATACTGTGCCGCGTAAGGAACTTCAAACGCTTCCCAACTACCACCCCATGCAATTGGTTTGGGGTTGACAGATTTTAATCCTCTACCAGTTTCATCTTGATCTGCAGGAGTATTGTCTCTGTGACCTTGATTAACACCATTTATACGAGTTGCAACTGGAGTTGCATCTGTTCTACCTCTAGCACTTCTTGAAGTATCTACCTCAGAATCATAACGAGGGAAAGGACCCCAAGCGTCTACAGTGCTGTCAGAATTTGAATTAAACCCAAGTTGTTGATTTGGTTCTTGAGCAGGTTTGCCTGGCACTGAACCCATGATGATTGGTTCTTGACACGATTCGCCATCGCGGAAGAAACCAACAACCCAAGAACCTTCTACGAGAGATGGTGTCTGACCAACTTCAGAAACTGAAGCAGAAGTCAAAGGCATCATCGGCATCGCCCACGGTAAGTCTCTGGTTGGAAGTACCGACTTATCATCAGTGTGAATACCCACACAACGTACACGATATCTTCCCAACTGTTCTGGATCGTTGCGATCTTCGACTACACCTGTAAACCAGATGAATCCATCGAACCCCATCATACCAACTGACATTAATTAAACCTCAAGTTTCTGGTTAGAAGTTGCAAAACCTTTTTTACGCATTACCGTCTTAGCAACAAGATCGAGTTCCTGAGACTTATTATCCCACTTTAATACGAAAGGCATATTGACATCTGTCTGCATGTCTGTTATAACTGCTTGAGCGTCAGGACCTAACTGAGCAATCTTCTTACCATACTTTGCGTAAGACTGCTTGAAAAGACGAATGAGTTCTGCAGTAGTGATTTGCTTCTTGTTACGCGCATCGTTTACTCGATCAAGGAAGTGTCGAGTGAACTCAACATCAATTCCAACTTTCGCAAACAACTTATCTGCGTACTTCTCTACACCCTTGAGATCAGCAACAGTGATCTCTTCTGTGATCATAAATTCTTTAAGTGTAATCATTAGTACTCTTCAATCCCATCTTTGACTACGTTCATATTTACTTGGTGACTATACTGATTTTGGATAGTCGGCGAGAACGTATGTTGAATATCTTTAATAAAATAGTATCCTGAATAGTATTTATCCTTCCTCTGATCATACTCACCTTTACCCACGTTTGGTACATTCACTTCAACTAAACGTCCTGGCGCATAGATAGCATGACCACCAACCTGCAAATTGCTCAGTTGAATATCTGAAAGTCTCGCGGTAAACATTCGTCTAGACATGAAGTAAGAATCTGAGTATAGGTTTCTTGCACCATCAAAGTTTGAAGACTGTCTGGGTGTGATGAATAGTCTTCCATTCGCTCTTACTAAATCTTCATTAGCATAACGAGGGTGTTGACCTGCATGAGTATAGTCGTAATAGTCTTCCATATAGTTATGGCGACTGCGAATA